AAAAGTAATTAATGACGCTGGTAAAACCAACGAAATACTTCAAATCTTTGTTTCTGGATTTGGTGGGCAAATTTACGTTCGTAGCCATTTTGCGCAGAATGAAGTTTGGACGGCTTGGACAAAAATTACACCAAGCAATACTTTGTCTAATGATGACATCACAAACATGATTAACTCAAAGGTTGACGGCTTGAATGTCGGGCAATTTGTGAAAAAGGTTAATGGCTTATCCCCTGATAGTGACGGCAACGTAAATGTTACTTTAACGGTCGCCCGCGGCTTTGATGTCAACGCAAATGTGACAACCAAGATGACTGTTGAGAGCTTACACGACAGCAATCAGACCTTGCTGGATCAGAATGCAGGGCAAGATATCGTCAACTGGGCTAAAGGGCAGTTCCAAGCTATTCAAAACTTTAGTACCAAACGTGATCTAACTGATGCAGATGATGTAAATAACGTGACTGAAACAGGTAGATATCAAACTTTAGATAAGAAGCCGAAAAATGTTCCAAATGATTCAACTGGTATATGGTCACAATTACTCGTGTTGAAAAAAGATCCAGAACAAATTCAACAATTTTGGATTCAAGAAGATAAGGTTTGGAGCCGTGTTATTAGTGCTACCCAAGGACCAAAAAATGAGTGGAGCGGTTTTATTCAAACAAACCTCTTTGATGTCGATGCTCCAATTTATAGGAAAACGAATGCTCATAGGACGTGGAGTGATGTTTTAGGAGCACTCAACTTTAAGAGCACTAATGTGTTGGTGTCTCTTAGGGATGATGCACAAGACGATAACGGTTTGATGGTCGGTGGTAATTCTGCTGGTATTGCCTTTGGCGGTGTGGATACGAAAGGTATTCTTTCAGTCAAATGGAATGATCACAAAGCCAGAATCACAGGTGGTAATGCAGACACTGTTTGGAGTGAAGATGTTGCTTGGAAGAGCGATGTGAATAACTTACAGAATCAAATCAACGACTTGAAGAAGTCAAATGCTGACTTGATCAATACTGTAAACTACATCAAAGGCAATTACTTGCTAGGCAAGCGATTCCCAGCGAACCAAGAAGCACAAGCCCAAGCATGGGCAAACGCAAACCCTAACGGTATTGCGATGATTGAAAAATAATAGAAAGAAGGTGAAAGCATGCTAGACCACATGATCTTTAACGGACTGAAATGGTTCAACATTGCAGACAATGCTAATAGCATGAACGCGAATGGTAAGAACTGGGAAGCCATTCCTAAACAAATAGTATTAAAAAGAGGAGCAAGTGTTGCTTTTCTTAATAATTTCAATTTAGCGGATACACGCTTTCCTAAAATAACAGATGCTGTGACTGTTCATTGCATTGGCGCAACTAAGGATGCTTATTTTTTTGATGGAAATATTACCTGGGACGATCATAACGGCGGTTCTGGCTCAATTGATTTGCAAGAAGTTCCATATAGTTCAAATACTGCAATTGGAATGGTGCCAAAACAAGAAGCTCAAAATGTAATATGGGGGGAATAAAAGCCCTCTAATCCGCTTGTGTCAAGCATTTAGAGCTATCACTAGAAAGGTGGTGGCTCTATGATCGAAAGCATACTCTTTAATAAGGACAAGTACCGCAAATGGGGATTTACAAGTAAGGCCGTAACTCTACATGCACCATTTAAAACGTATGGCTCAAATGGTGAAAATGCTGCCATTATGCCTTTGACTGTTAGCGTTAATGAAATGGATTTAAATTTGAATACCATTTTGACGTTTAGCAATGGCGATTCAGTAAAAATGGACAACAAAGGTATTTGGCATAGAATGCAGTCAAACTATGGCTATTCAGTTGCGTTTTACACTCAACAACATAATTGTATCCATTTATTAGAAAATAATCCCACAAAAGAAATGTTCATTCTTTACACTGATGAGATTGGAAACAGTGATTCAACTTCATCATATAACGACATTCCAGTTGATTGGGTAAAAATTGAAATAAACGTAGATTAGCACTCAAACGAGTGCTTTTTTTATACAAAAAACAACCTTGCTCACGGGGCGTTTCCGTGGGCTTTTTATATAGAAAGGAGCCAACAAAATGGCTGACGAAAACACACAAGTTGCACCAGTAGCGGGCGCAGAAGAAAACGCTACACAAGACCAAAACAGCGTGGCCGAACAAGAAAAGGCATTAAAGGCAAAGTTCCCAACCCTTACGGGTTTTGTCTACTTGTCAGACCCTGATAATGCTGACCCAGTTTGGCATCACAAGGTAATCCCAGTTTTTGGCGATGAAGCAAACGTGGCTCTTCCATGGCAAGTGCACGCCGAAAGACCAGCCGACAACTTGAAAGACCCAGTTTGGGCAGTTGGCGCTACTGATTGGAGCGAGAATGACAAGGATAATCAAGGCGTTATCTTGCAACAGGCTACACAAAAATTAGCTGAATTGGATAAGAAGAGCGTAGAATTTGATCAAGCTAACGACAAGTTTGATCAAGCCATGAAGGCAGTGCAAAAGGCTCAAACTGTTGGTACTCAACAATCAGAAATGATCACTAAGACCTTAGATAAGTTGATGAAATCACAAGAAAACAGCAACAAGCTTATGATGGCCATCCAAAAGATCGTGATGGGGTTGGCAAAGCAAGATGATAAGACCCAACCAGCTACTGACGCTTCAAATGCTAATACACCAACTGAAACCACTAACGACAACAAGTAATAGATGGAGGTAACAAATTATGTTAGAAAACTTATTTTTAAATATCTGGGTTATGGACTTTCAATTTGGCTTAGCAGGTGCAGACTATTTCCAAGGTTTGATTAAAGACGGCGACTTAACCGTAGAAGGCTACAAGAAAGTCACAGGTGAGGATTATGTTGCGCCACAGACTCAACCAGCTGTACCATCAGGTCAAGAATAATATCCTTTACCTGATTATCGGTACATTAATTTTTTCAAAAGGATTAGGCTTTTATTTAAATCGTAGATTTTTCTTTTATCCGCCGCAGTTTGCATGGCTGATGAACAATGTTTTTCTGAACTATGCCATGATGACTGTTGGTATTGCACTGCTAGTGTATGTCTGCCTTCCGTCGAACAACAATTTTGTCCTAGGAGTTTTGTTGGCAATTATCACAGTACTGCTGGCAATTATCACTTGTATTGAAATTGAGCACGTTATTTTCGCTGGTGAGATCGAATTTGTACAAAATGCGATTTCTAATTCTGCGATTATAGGATTTATCCTCTGGACTGCTAGACATTACTCAAAACGATAGGGGTGATACAAAAGTGCATATAGATGTATCAAACATTATAAGTGCTCTTGTATCACTAGTTTTGGGCTATTTTGTCTTTAGTCAAAACGGCAAAAAAAGTGATTTAGATAAAACGAAAGAATCTCACGATTATATTCAGGAACAGAATGATCGTTTGAATAGTGAAAACAAGAAATTAGTTAAAGAAAACGAAAAACTCAAAAAGGAGTTAAATAAGAATGAATGATTTTTGGGCTACATTTTTAGTTAAGTGTGTTGGCTTGCTACTTGGTTTTGTATTTACTGGCGTAGTAGGCTATTTTTCTAAGCACCACGTTAAAATTAAGTTACAAGGCCAGGAAGTTGATGCTACACAAGCCATTCAAACAGCTATTGAATTAGCTGTTAAGTGGGGGATTCATAGTGCTGAAACTAATCAAAATTGGTCAGGTCAAGACAAGGAAAAATATGTCGAAAACTTAGCTGTTCACTTCCTTGAAACTTTACCAGTACCTGTTAAAAATGCTGACAAGTATCGTCCTGAAATTCGAGCCTGCATTGAAGCAACTTTAGCTGGCGCAAAGTTGGCCAAAAGTGAAGAAAATGCTACACAACCTATGCCTGAACCAGCTAAGGTAGACGGTAGCATTGAAGCCGTTACCGATGAAAAGTCTGCTGCTGATACAAAAGGTGATAAATAATGACTCTTAATATTGTTGATTTATCCAGCAATAATGGGCCTGTAAACCTTGCTACTTTAAAGAATGCAGGCTGTGATGGCGTAATTATCAAGGCTACTGAATCAAATTATTACGTTAATCCTTACTTCGCTGGTCAGGTAAAGCAAGCTGCACGACTTGGTATGCTAATTGGTGCATATCACTACTCAGATGGTAATAGTACATCGGCAAACATTAATTATTATTGGAATACGGTTAAGCCTTACGCTAAGTATATTGACTTGCATATCCTTGATTATGAGGGACGCAACATCATTCGGGGTGGTGTGAGTCATGCTAGCGCCGCATTAGCTATGCTTAAAAAGCTAACAGGTAAGATACCTATGATTTACATGGGTCTATCCGATGAAAACTCTTATAACTGGTCAAGTGTGACTGATTATCCGCTATGGGTAGCACAATACAATGACATGAATAATCACTATGGGTTTCATCCGCGTTCATTGTATGGAGGTTTACGTCACTGGAAGAAAATGGCGATGTTTCAGTACAGTGCTACGTCTTACATTGGTGGTATTGGTCAAGTAGATGTATCTGTTTACTATGGAAGCAAGTCGAGTTTTAGCAACAAAGGAAGTGTTGAAATGGCAGAACATTGGAAAGCACCAGTTGAGTTTGATGACTTGGGTGCCTTTAAAGTAATGCAAAAAGAAGCTACATTTTGGAATGATGCTAATAATGATAAAAAATCTGGCACAACTAGCGCTGGCAAAATCTATCGCATTACTAAAGAAAAGAATGGCTTTTACAAGATTGCAAATCATGATATGTGGCTAGACGGCAGAACAGGTGACTTTCATGCCAATCCTGTTGCTTATAGTGACAAGATTCATGCTAAAATTGTGATTGTAAAGCCAACAGCAGGACATAAAGATCTGACTACTAAGGTAGTGGGTAAAACTTTTAAAGTTGGTTCAACTTGGAAAATGTTCGGCTATAAGACTTTTAAATCTGCGTCAGGTGCTGTTTGGCATTGGGCACAGGTTGGAGCAGGAGATAACAAGTACATTAACTTAGACAAGTGTCGTGTACTTGTCTAAATAATTAATATATGGACAAAGAGCCACTCAGGGAGAAATTCCCTGGGTGGCTCTTTTTTGTGTTGGCTAACATTTAGCTAACATAGCATTATAAAAATGCTATTATATCAGTACTTTAGCACATTATATTGATGCCCGCTAAAGGATTATTTATAAAACTATAAAGAACCAAATAGCGGTGAAATAAGCTTTTTCAGTTAAATAAAACATAAGAAAAATAGAGTAATTTTATTTTTGGCTAACATTTTGGCTAACAAGATGTAATTTCTTATTAGGCTTATCTAAATTATTTAAAACATTAACTACATAATCATCTTGTTGTGCACTCATTTCATCAATTAAATATGCGTATTTCTGCATAGTGAAGGCAACAGATGAATGTCCCAATCTTTTAGAAATTTCATACCAGTCTACATGCATGGCATGAAGATAGGCAACATGGCAATGTCTAAGACTGTGAAAATGAAAATTATTTTTATCAAGTCCAATTTTATGCATATTAGTTTTTAGACATTTGTTAACAGCGTTATTGCTAGGTAATACACCATTTTTGTGTGCAAAAATAAATTCTTGATGATTAACTTTTAACTGATTCAGCAATTTTATTAATGATCCAGGGACCTTTATTGTTCTTATTGATGATTCTGTTTTTGTCTTTTTTAATTCATTGTGGATATAGTCCCATGAATGGCCAATATGAATTGTTTGATGAATTTCATCTAAATCAGCCCATTTTAAAGCCATAATTTCACCTATTCTCATTCCAGTATAAAGAGCGGTGATAATCATGTGTCTACTGGTAAATGAAGGATTTAACCTAGCCTTTAATTGTTTATTTAGCTGTTGTATCTCTGAAATTGAAAGATATTCTGTTTTTCTAGTATTATCATCATTCCAAACGGGTTGAGTTTTTCTAATAAAATTTTCGGCTATAATGCCTTCATCGTATGCATCAATAATGCATGCTTTAATTAATCGATATGTTTTCAAAACTGTTTCTTTGGAATGATTTAATCCATACTCATTTAAAAACTTTTGAAAATTCATACGATTAATTGAATTTAGTTTTTCCTGCCCAAAATATTGTTGTATGACATTCTTAGTATATTTATAACGCTTGATGGTATTTTTCTCTAAAACGGGAATACGATATAATTTAGCCCATTGCCAAAAATATTCTGAAAAAATAGGATTTTGGTTGCTAATTTTATGTTCTTTTTTGGCTATAGTTTGTTCTGCTTCCCATTGTTTGGCTTCAGTTTTCGTTTTAAAACCGCCTTTAGTCTTAAATTGTTTTCTTTTGCCAGATTTTTTTAATAAATCAGATACATACCAAGAAATTTGGACGGTCCAAGTCTTACCGCGTTTATAAACTGCCATAATAAATACTCCTATTCTAGCCGTGGTTCTGCTAAAATAGGGTATAGCAATGCCACGGCATTGTTCTATTGACCACCGATATTGGCGTAGAGATGGTTAGTTTAATTCAAATACATTCATTACATTTAGAGCTATTGGCGTAGCTCTCTTATCCCATCACTGTTGGCGCAGTGGTGGGATTTTTTGTTTTATTTTGGTAAATGCTTAATAGCATATTCAGCTTGAGATTCAGTAAACTGTTCACCATAAGTTGAAGTTAACTGCTCTTTAATACTACTTATAGACATATGTTGATCTTTTTGATAACTTTTAGCTTTCTCCAAGGCATTTTTATTCCAGTCTGCTTTGACATGCTTAATAGCATAATCAGCAGCCTTTTTCTTAAAGCCTTCACCAGATTTAGACGTTAATTGTTCATAGATGCCTTGTTTAGACATATGCATATTATCTGAATAACTTTGCGCTTTCTCTAAAGCATTTTGATATTCAACCGGAGCTTCAGCAGCTTTTTGATCTTCTTTATATTTAAATTTAAAGGTTTGATAGCTGTATGCAGGTATTAAGGTATTACCATCTTCATCATAAATAGTAATGAAAAATTGCTCGTTACTCTTAACATGATTTTCTTTAAAAACTTTTTTAATTAGTTTATCAATGCTTTGTCCAACTGCTAGCTTTTCTTTATCTGAAAGTTGAGCGTAATTAGTTTTATCTACATTAACAGCTATAGTTTGATCTTGCCACAATTGAACTTTGTATAAGTACAAAGAATAATTGTAATCTTCATCACCAGCTTTTGCCTTTTTTTGATCTTTTTTTAATTTCTTTGCAAGATCTTTATTAATTTTCTTTTTATTAGTACCTTTATAAGCTTGTGTATAACTTATTGTTTTTGGCTTAACCATTGATTTGTTTTCTGAACAGGCAGTTAAGCTTATACCACAAGCCAAAATAGTAAGACTAGTTATTGTAATTTTTTTCTTATTCATTCATCTTCTCCATAAAAATTAATACCTGCTACATTTCAGCTTTTAGAGTCTTCAGTATTTGGACTTTATATCCTGATCCATTAGAAAACGGATGGCATCAATATACTTATTAGGCACAGGGTAGCCGCGATATACAAAATTTAAATCATCTTCTAGATGAATTGACTTTTGTACGTGGGGTATAGGATCATCAGTAATGCCGCTTAAATAGTCTGTAGAAGTATGCAAAACTTTAGCGACCGCACTTAATGCCATGATACCTGGTTTTCTGCTTTTCCAGTTGTAAATACTTCTTTTACCTAATTCTGCTTTGTCGTTTACTTCTAGTAGCGACATTTTTCTTTTCTTAGCTAATTCTTTTGTTCGTTCAAACTCTAGCATAAACATCACCCTCTAGTAGATACCACTTATCCTTAGGGATACCAAACGATTTAGCAAAGTCAAAAACTGTTTCGTACCATATATCATTTTCTAAGCAGTACATACTTAAAAGATTGATTGCAAACCTGTTAGCTGAGTATTCGCCTTTTAAAGTTCCTAAGTAAGCCAATTTGTTAAAAACGGGGGTTCCTTCTATAGTATGTCCGATTTCGTGAGCAAACATAAAAGGAATTTCAGTTTCTGGCTTCCAATTGCCGTTAATTACTACTAGATCAGATGGAGTATTGTAGCTTTTGGATCTTGCTTTAGGTGGCAAAGTTTTGTTATAAACCACACCTATGTCGTGATCTTGGCAAAAATTCATCAAGAAAGCTAAAACATCATCAAATCTTTCACGCTCTTCACTAGTCATCGTTCTTTTTCCTCAGTTCAGGGTGTGCTTTAAAGTATCCTTCAGCTAAAGAATCCACCATGGTTTGAAATTCATCAGGTACAGGACTATCACCACCATACTCTTGACCTAAATCACGCCAGGTGAGTTCTTTGCTAGAACCTGAATCATCAGGCTTAGTGGGGTCATCTGTCCGACCTAATAAATAATCAGTGGTGGTATTAAAATAATCTGCTACCTTTGCTAAATCTTTTCCTTTAGGATCGGATTTTTTCCATCTGTAGAACAGATTTGGACTAAAATTATTCTCTTCTGCTACAGCTTGTAAGCTTTTCCCTTTTTTATTTGAAAGTTTTTTAATACGATCAAACACTGTCATATCAACGTTTCACCTCATAATGCAAAAATAATTTATACGAAAATATAAAATAGTACTTGCATTTTATATGAAACGTAGTAATATTATTTTTGTAAGTTAATTAGTAATAAAAAAAGTAATAAGTTAATAACCGTTTTGTCAGGAGTGGGGACTCTTTAAACGCTTATTTCTTATACCTTAAGTTTATACGAAAGGATAAAAATGTCAACAGCATTTATTACTTTTCTACTTACTCGTATAAAAAGAAAAGAGGTGAAAGTAATGCCATCAACAATGTCTGGTAGAGAACTAGTTAAAAAGTTTCTACAGGAAAGTGAAGTTAAAACCACTGATCTTGCAAGAACTTATGGAATGACCAAACAAGAAGTTTCAGATTATGTTTCTGGTCGAAAAGTAAATCCAGCTGGTAACAAATTTATTCTTAAAGTCATTCATGATTTTAATATTAGTTAGGAGTGATCAAATGAAAAGTGATGATTTTAAAAAGAAACTTTTCAAACTAAAAAAGCAGTATCCACACAAGGATTGGCGAATACTGCAGTTAAAAAATTTAGATTACACATTTTCTTTAATAGCACGAAGAGCAGCTAAAGTCTTCTCAATAGATGGGACACTTTATAAAGGAATTGCTTATATAAATATGACCCATGATTTATCAGAAGGATTAAATCCTAAAGCTTTAACGGTTGAACTGATCATTGATAAAGACGAATTCCTGAAATCTGGAAGCTTTGCTCTAATGCTACTTAAGAAATATGAAATATAAAATGTGTGCCGTCACTTTCATAAGTTAAACCTTTATCGGTAACAAATTTCTGTAAGTGATGTTTATATTTAGGACTTCCATCAAAGCCAGAAATTGGGATTTTAAATGACTCTTTTTGTTCAGAAATTGCTTTGTCATAAGACATTTTTAACAATAAAAAATCGCCTTTTTCTAGCCAATCAAATTCATCTTGAGAACGTCCATATTTCATAAAAATCATCTCCATATTTATTAGATGATTTAAGTTTATCAGATATAAACAAGGAGTGATTCACCATGCAACTAGCAATTGAAGATTCTTCATTAGAACAAGCTGTTGATCAAATTATGATCAAACGAGGCTATGTTCCTGAGGATAAATTGACTGGTAAAACCATTGGTATCAAAGAATTTGCCAAAAAATATTGTTATCCACATGGCACTGATTGGGTTAAATCAGAAATCTTCTATAAATTTAATCCTGATTGGGTGGTAGACATTCATCCAGGTGTTGGCAGAGGATTCACGATTTTTGAATATGATGCCGCTAAGTGGATGCAAGAACATAGAAGGGAGATTAATTGGAATGGAAAATAAAAATTTCTATCGTGAATTCAACAAACCAATTCACAAAAATAATTCAGATGGTAAGTTTTTAAATTTGTTTATTGGCGTAACAATTCTAGCCGCTAGCCTTCTTGCTTATGGCTTTTGGGACGCTATCTTTCAATGGATTTCTTAAGGAGAAAAAACATGAAGTTAAGTAAGAAAACACAAGAAAAGTTATGGGCTAACACTGAATGTATTAGCGATGGCAAAAAGAAGAAACCTAGTCGCGACAAAGACTAGTAGAAAGAGTAATGAAGATGAATGTTTTTGAACTAAACGCCACCATCAGGGCTGTACAAGAAAAGGATTTAGATCCTGAAACTTTAGCTGATACGCTAGAAAGCCTTGAATTACCAAGAAACGAAAAACTAGATAACGTAGCCACTTGGATTGAAAACAATCAAATGAAGCTTCAATGGTTAAAAGAGAAAAAACGCCAGCTCTCAGATACTGAAGTTGCAATTAAAAACCAAACTGATAGACTTCAAGAATTTCTTACCCAAGCTATTGATGATAGTGGTCAAAAAGAAATTCAAACTAAAAATCACATTTTAAGACCACGCAATTACAAAGACGCTGTAGTTGTCGAAGATACTAGAAAGCTTCCAATTGATTACATCATGACTTCAGAAGTAGCTAAACCTAACAAAAAACTTCTTTATGAAGATCTTAAAAAAGGTAAGTCAATTACAGGTGCACACCTTAAAGCCAATAGAAAGACGGTAATTAAGTAATGTTTACAGTTTCAATTGATATTACTGAAGCTATGAAAGGCTTTAGCAAATTTGCAGAACAAAATGACATGAGTCATGCCATGGATGAAATCATGATTATTTGTAAGAAAACAACAATGCCGCCACGTGATGTACTTAAGCAAATTAAGTTTGCTTCTAAGAAGAATGGTATTGATGCTGATTACAAGATGGCTAGCCAAATCTTAGATCAACTAGAGCAAGAACATAACCGCTGCTTGCGAAAATCTGAAGTAATCGAAAACGCTGTCGAAGATATCAAAATTGGGCTTGATGAAATTAGCAAGTCGGGCGATCCAGCCTGGATCAGAAATTTTATTGAAGCTATCAAGCTAGATTTAAAAGAAATTGAAGATGTTTTATGAGAATTAACATAAAAGCATTACCTAAAGAAAGGCTGTTTCATCTATTTGATCTTGCTTCTAAAGCTGAAAATAGGGTTACAGAAGGGAGGTGGTGTAGAGATGTTCGAACTACGACCATATCAAAACGATTTAATTAATAAAATCGTTGACTCAATGCGTAATCATCATCGAGTTATCGTTGTTCAATCTCCTCCCTAGAACAGGTAAAACAGTGAGTAATGGCAGAGATTGCTAGAAGAACCACAGCTAATGGTAACCGTGTAATGTTCCTGATTCACCGTAAGGAAGTTCTACAGCAGGCTGTAAGAACGTTTGATAAACAGGATGTTGACCCTAATTTACTAACTGCAGGTATGGTACAAACGTTAACTCGTAGAGTTGATAAATTACCTATTCCAGATGTGATTTTAGTAGATGAAGCTCACCACGCTTTAGCTAAAAGTTATCAAAATATTTTGAATAAGTTTTCTAAAGCTATAGTTTTGCTCTTCACAGCCACACCACACCGAACGGGGCGAGTGCAACTAGATCAAATTGCAGATGATATTATTGTTGGCCAATCGATTCATGAGCTTACCGAAAAAGGTTTTCTAGCACCGTTTAGATATTTTCAGCCACCAGGTGATTTCGATAGTAAATTACTTAAGCGTGGCAGTACTGGAGATTTTACCAATGAGTCTATGAACCAAGCTATGAGTACTAAAATTTTCGGTCATATCGTCAAACAGTACAAAAGAATTGCGTTAGGGATGCAAGCCGTCGTTTACACGTACTCAATTGATTCAGCAATTAAAATAGCCGCAGAATTCAATTCTGAAGGGATTTCAGCAGTTGAGATAGATGGTACGACTTCAAAAGAAAAACGCGCTGTAGCCGTCCGAAAATTTCGAGAACAAGAAATTAGAATTCTTGTTAACGTAAATCTTTTCACTGAAGGTGTTGACCTTCCGAATGTCGATTGCGTGATTATGGCACGTCCTACAGCGTCACTTGCACTATATCTGCAGTTTTCAATGCGTTGCTTAAATCCACGACCAGGTAAGACGGCCATCATCATTGATCATGCTAATAATTTTAAAACGTTTGGTTATCCGGATGATGATCGTGATTGGAAGAAAGCCATTAAATCAGGTAAACAAAAAAGCAAATCTCTGCTGACTGATCCAGGTCTTTCAATTATTACTTGTGATTATTGTTTTGCAGTAGTGAAAGCCAGTGAAGTTAAAGATGGCAAGTGCCCAATATGTGGCAAGCCAATCAAAGTTCATGAAGCTAAGCCAGTAAGTGATGTTGATTTAGTTGAAGCTACTAAAGAACGTCAACGAAGAATACATGAGATTGTTAAAAGTAATTTATTGAAAGAAGTTGCCACTAAAAAAGTTAGTGAGCTTCATTCATTAAAAGAATTACAAGCTTATGCAAAGCTACATGGGTATAAACCAGGATGGGCTTGGTTCCAAGCTAAAAGGAAGGGACTGATTAGAGGATGAAAACATTATTTAAAAACGAGATTAATGATCTATCTGAACTTCAAAAACTATTGCATATAGCTAGTAAACAAACTAGAGAGTTGAAGCATACTTTGAACGAAATAAATAATTTTAAACTAAAAAGAACAAATAAAAAGCCAGAATTCAATGAGAATTCTGACCACAAAAAGAAAAATTAAACATTTTCGAATAATTTTCTTTCAACATAAGCCTTTACAGCAGTTTCTTTCAATTCGTCCCAAGAATTGAATTTTGTGTGTTCCTTCACTGATTGTTCAACTACAGAAGAAGGAATTTTACTAAATGTAGCATCGCTGCTTACATCATAACCAGGAAACAACTCTTGAAGTGAAGAAACATTAGTATTCTCTTGCATGAAAGACATTGGAAATAATTCTTTAGCGGATAGAGTATGTTCGCCATCCAATTCTTTGACATTGTTTTCAAGAGCGCTGAGCTTACGTTGAAGTTCATCAAAACCTGTTAACTCCATTTGTTCACCACCTTTTTTTTAGATATTTTATATTATATCACTAAATATAGTGGGAACGAATGATTCGAGGCACAAAATAATGTGGAATAAAGTTGAGAAAATATTAAAAGAGAGAAGCTTGACAATTTATAAATTATCAAAAATGACAGGAATTTCAGACAATACTTTAAGAAATTACCGTTCTAAACATTCAAAACCTAGTTTTACGAATGCCTGTAAAATTGCTGATGCACTAAATATTAATTTAGATGATTTAAGAGAAAGGAGTAATTTCAATGATTAGTTTACCTAAAGTTCAAACATTAAAACCTAAATCTCAACCAAGAAATTTCTTTATTTGGGGTGAAACGATGAGCGGGAAAAGCTATTTTTCAAGCTTCTTCCCAAACCCATTGATCTTGAACACTGATGGAAACAGTGAACAAGGGCAGGCACCAAGTATTCAAATTAGAAATATTCGTGACGTAAACGGAAAGCTAAAGCAATCAGCCATTAAACAACTAGATGATATCATTGTGGCTTTACAAGTTGAGAACCCTAAACGTCCAGCAGATCAACAGTTTAAAACTGTAGTTGTTGATGTAATTGATGATATTTGTGTAATGATCGAACAAGCAATTTGTATTGATGCTGGGGTACAAGCTTTGTCTGATATTCCTTATGGTAAAGGCTACGCAATGTTTAATACTGCGCTGCAGCAATTCGTAATGGATCTCAAAGCCTTGCCGATGAATGTAATTTATATCAGTCGTGAAATTTCTATTACTGATGAAAACACTGGTGTGACCACATTCCAGCCCAGTTTAAAAACTAAGTATTACAACACAGTTAATGGTAATTGTGATTTAGTAATTCGCACTTCAAAAATTGGAGCTGGTCAAAACATCACTTACATGCGTGAAGTGAAAGCTGCTAGAACTAAGTATTCACCAGAAAATATCACAAATAAACGTGTTTTAGATTTACTACTTAGTTGCAGTGGAATGTTTAGCAATGAAGCAATCAAAAATTTTAAAGAAAAACAACAAAAGGAGAATAAGAAATAATGGGTTTATTAGATGCACTAAATCAAGTAAAAAAAGAAAATTATGATCCTAAAAAGGATGATTTTAATTCCGGATTCCAACCAATTCCAGACGGTACATATACTGTTAGCTTGAGTGGGGTAAACCACGGTGTTTGGAAAAATAGCCAAACTGATTTTATTAGATTCTCATTTAATGTAGTCACTGGTGAACAAGCAGGTAGACAAGAACATATCACGCCTATTCTTGCAGATAAAAAATCTAATGGTGATCCAATGCCTGAAAGTGTTCTTACCAGGAGCATTAAAATGATTCAGAAAATCGGTGCTATGGTTGGCTTCGATGTCCCGGACAAAGTTTTTATGGGAGAAAACGAAACTGAAAATTATGAAATGATTCAAGATGCATTTCAAAACGCTAATGTTATTGGAAAATTGCTTCAGTTAACTATTAAAACCAGTCCTAATAAAAAAAACCCAGATCATCCTTATAGAAATTATAAGTTCGATATGGCCGACCAGCCTAAAACAGCTGAAGTTAGTGATCCGTTTACCGCTACTAAGGGCCCTCAAGAAATTAGTGATAACGATTTGCCATTTGATTAAAAGAAAGAGTGTAGAAAATGAACATTAAATACCCAAGAACTGAAATTATGGTTGTACTGGGTTCTAAGGTTTACCCATTATATGTAACCGAACCTGCAGAATCCGTTAGAACTATCTTAAGCAATACTACTAGAGAAAGCTTATTAACTTTTGAAACTGCAATTAAAAATAATCATGGGCAAGGCTTGTGGTATCCAGGCTGCGGTGAAGACCCATTCTGGACAAATTGGACAGTTAAGAAGAGTGCAATTAAATCTTT